ATTTCATAATGCTTACCAATCTTACCTACTTCAGTTGTAAGAGCTGTATTTAGCATAAGTATACCCTGTCGGGACCATTTTGCTAAATCTAGAGGTCTTTCATACCCGTCCGGGTATAATTTCTCAACTTCATCAAGAATAAATCTTAGTGAAGGTTGTTCTCTTTCAGATTTACTACAACTAAATGCAATACCGTCTGCTACACCTATTGTAGGATAAGGGTCTTGTCCAACTATGACTACTTTAAGTTCATCATAAGGACATTCCTCAAAGGCTCTAAACACATCTTTCAATACAGGAGTAAATCTTTTACCACTGTTTGAAAGATTATATAAATCAGTAAGAATCTTTTCAAACTCTAAACTAAATATAAAAGGTTTAAGAACTCTACCCCAACCACTAGGTTCAAGTTTATTAAATATTTTTTGTTTATAATCATTGCAGTCTAATATATTAGTCATAATCATGTATATTTGTTAAAAAAGTATAATATAATGGCTACAGTAAAAGAATTAAAAGATGATGCTCTTGTTGAGATTAAAGTCAATAAGGCATTCTATTATATGTTAAAAAACACTCTTTATCATCAATTTGTAAACATAAAAGGTGAAAAATTAGAAGATAAAGAAGCTTATATTAAAGATATAATGTCTAAGCCATATTCTGATTTATCAGAAGAACAACGTGCATTCTTTACAGTTACACTAATTATTTTAGAAGTAGAAAGAGCTGCACATGAGCAAAATCTTTATGAAGAAAAAGAAATTACTGATTCTTCAGATGCTAAGAAAGATTAAGATTAAAGTCTCTTCCTATTTCTACACAGGACTCTATTGCTAGAGCCAATTCCATTTTACTGCAGTCAGCAAAAGATTTACAAATCTCTGCATCTCCTGCATCATAGCAAAGACCAGCATGAGTCTTAATAATTCTTTTCATTTCATCAAAAGTATAGCCAGATTCTTGTGCTAATGTACGTATACATGCATGCACTTTAGCAATCTGAGCTAATGAGGCATTGTCAGAAGTTAAACCCATAAAGACTTCAACCTGCTGTCCATCAGCCAGTTTATCAATAAAGATCTGAAAATTTAATTTGGATTTATCATCAGGATAAACTAACTTACCTCCGCGTTTAACTAATTTAGTAGTAAACATAAGCTGATTTTTTTGTATATTATTAATAGATATGGAAAGAATTCCTGGAAATAATAGTCAGATAAGTAAAGATACTCAGATAGTATTAGATTACCTAGAAAGATTCCCAGAAGCTCCTTCAAAAACTCTAGCCAGAAAAATATATTCTGAAAATCCTGTTCTTAATTCACTTGAATCTGTCTATGGTAAAGTAAGATACTATAGAGGTCAATATGGCAAAGCACATAGAAAAAGCTTACATAATAAACAATTTCAAAAAGAACTTAAAGTTGAAATAAACATGAAAGAAAAATTTCTACCAGAGTCTTATGCAACTAAGCGTGATACTTTTATATTCCCATCAGGTTGCAACTCAGTAGGAGTTATTGGTGACCTTCATATACCATATCAAGATAATGATGCTATAGAAGCAGCATTTGATGAAATGGAAAAGCAAAACATAGAATCTCTACTTATCAACGGTGACATGTTAGACTTTTACCAACTCTCTTTCCATGAGAAAGACCCAAGAATGGTTCATTTCAAACAGGAAATAGAAGCAGGTAGACAATTCTTAGATTACTGCAGATCCAGATTCCCTGGTATTCCAATATACTTTATTCCAGGTAACCATGAGAATAGATTTGAAAGATACCTTAGAGTTAAGGCATCAGAACTATTAGACATGGATGAATTCAGACTAGATGTACTACTACATGTAGCTGAATATGGTGTACAGTATATTCCATTTAGATCTAAAGTTGTCTTTGGTGACTTCCTTATAGAGCATGGAGACAAGATCCCTGGTGCAGGTGGTGTAGTACCAGCCCGCACTGCTCTAATGAGATTAAAAACAAATTGTCTTATAAATCACTTTCACAAAACTAGTTCTAGTTCACAAAGAGTGTATGGTCCTGATGACTCTACAACTATTCGTGGATATAGCCTTGGTTGTTTATGTGAACTTACTCCAGAATATTTAGAAATAAATGAATGGAATCATGGGTTTGCTATTCTAAAAAGAAATGGTAACTTAGTACAAGTTAGCAATTACAAAATAGAAGGTAACCAAATAGTCTGATGTTTCTACCAATTGAATTTAAAGATGAAGATGGCCCATACATTGAGCATCTTAATGTTACTCACATAACAAGAATATCTTTTGTTAATCCAAGAAATCCAGATGCTGGTAGTAAAATACATCTCCGTACAGGAGAAATACTAAAGACTACTATGCCTTTTGACGTTCTATCTCAAGAAATTGATGATGCATGGGAGTCAGCATCTACACTAATTCTATCTACAGTGCTTTCTGAAAAAGCAAAGCTTATGAAAAAGAGTGATTTACAACTTGAAGGAACTGATCAACTTCCTCCTTTGTCTGAAGCTTAAATTGATTAGGCCAATCCATATTATATACATACCAATTTCCATCTTTTACTTGATCACTGTCTACTGACATAAGGGTCAAGTTATTAAAGACATCCAATGTATAGAAAAAATAATCATAACCATTCTGACTTTCTGAGTCTTTGACTTCTACCTTATTAAATCCAAGGTCTATTAATTGTTGTTCTGTCATATCTTAATTATTTGCTGGTGACATAGTCTGCATAAATACTTCATGATTGAGTATCTCATGCGGGTAGTCTTTAGCAATTTTCCAATAGACTTGACTTACTTTACTGTATTCACCGTGTTCTAGAATTCTTAAATTTCTGAAGCTCTTAATTGATAGAGTAACCATATGCAGGTTTTCTTCATCAGATGATTCTAACATTCTAATCATGTTTTTAATTTCATCATCATTAATGTAACCCATTCTTTTAAGCAGTTGTAATTCTGCCATATATACAAAAGGACGGAATGTCCCAACTTTACTACCCTTATGATACATATACCATAGATAGTTCAAGTTTCTATCTACATTTTCTGTTAATTCATAATGCTCTTTTGCAATCTGTGCTGATAATTCTAGCATTTCATGTGTTATTTTCTTTTCCATTTTAAAAAATGTTTTTCTCAAAATACTCCTGTGGTGATAAGGTAGTTCTTTTTAATCTCCAGTAAATTGTGCCATGTTTAAGCTGTAATAACTTACAAATACTATACAGAGTATAAACTTCATTTTGATAAGTGATGTAGATATTATTTCTCCTATTTGAAGCTTGTTGCTTGGGAGTTGCCCAAATACAATTTTCTTTAGAATAATCAGCATTATTATCAATTCTCTCAATTGTTGAAGCTGAAAATGGTTTACTACCCATATCATTTACAAAAGCCCAAAATGAATATCTCCATTCATCAGACATCTTAATACCTCTAGCACCATAATTACTATATCCGGTTGCACCTACTTGATAACATCTTTTTTTGATACCATCCCAAGTTTGATATAGAGGATGTTTACTTGGATTACCAGTAGTACATATTCTAGAACAAGACTTTATTTTACCTCTCTTTACATCACCACTCTTTTTTATAACAATGTTTCCGCACTCACATGCAAACACCCATTTTTCATCACCAGCATAATTAACAGCTGTTAGCTTATTAAACTTCTGACCAGTAATGTTTATTTCTTTTGTTCTCATAACTATATAATTTGAGACAAAAGTAGTAAAAATGTAAAACAATACCTAATAGTATTCCAAGGTATTATACTATCATGTATTTGAATAAACTGTTTAATGTAGTCTGACTTTCTATTATGCTCATATCTTACATTTCTACCACCATACTGAGATATCTTACCTTCTTGTATTTTAGGTGTCCAAAGAAACTCTTCACCTGGCAACTTGTGCTCTACATTATATCTATGCTTCTCTTCATTATGAGTTAAAAAGATTACCTCAGCTTTAACTCTATCATTAGCCCAGCCATATGTTTTGGCTATTCTATCTACATTGTTAAACAAACTCATATAATGCTGTAACCAATTATCATGTACAATAACAGGACTAAAGTTCAAATGAACTTCATATCCAGCATTTAAAAACTGTGGTATAGCTAAAAGTCTCTCATAAAGTTTACTTGTATTAGGCTCAAGATGTTCCATTAGTTCATGGGGCATTAGACTAAATCTAATTCTAATTTTACCTTCAGGACCAAAAGTTAATAATTCTTTATTTACATACTTAGTAGCAAATGAACCCATAGCAAGTGGATGATCTCTAAAAAACTTAAAGATTGTCCTCCAATCATGATACTTAGCATGTAGAGCAAAGTCCTCATTGCAACTAATATCATATGTAATATAATCTCCAGTCTGATTTGGTTTCTCTACATCTGCAAAGAATGCATGGGAATTTATTTCTGTCAGGATATCCATAGTATTTGTAGCTACAGATAATCCTTCCGGCTTATGTCTCTTCATATAACAATAAGTACAGTTATACAAACAGCCATGACCAAAAGAAGGAGCAATGTAATCAGTGCTCCTTCCACTTGGTCTAATAATCATACTCTTTCTAGTGACTTTTTCTACAACACTCATAATCTCTTAATCCGCTGTACCTTCCTAACACATGTAGAAATTATCACTTTAGAAAGTTAATGTAAGATTGTGCAGCTCTTTTAGAATCATATACAATCTTAAATCCTGCATGATTCTTAATGGACTTCCAAAAGAACCATAAGAATCTTTTCTTTACTGCATACTTGGTTTGATAACCATCTTGTACTTCTACAATTCTGTAGTCTTTCTTGTTTACATTCATACTATTCTAGATTTAAATTATAGTCTGCTAATATTTCTCTTAATTCTTTTCTAAGTCTATCAGCTAAATCTCTTTCTTGATCAGTAGCTTCTTTCTTGTCAACATAACCATATTTGGTTATCTCACGTAGTTTTTGGTCAATATCCCAAACAACTAGTTTCCATCTAGGACCATCTAATGCATCTCTTGCATCTTCCTTTTCTTCAATAGAATCAAACTCAAGAATTATCTTTCCCATCTGTCATAATTTTAGTTGGCCAATAATAATCACATTTCTCTTCTTCTTTATTGTAAGGTAGATCAAAGAAGTATGACTGTCTAAATTCACTTGCTATAGCCTTATACCTATAACATGTGTCTTTTAATGGACAATCTGTTCCTTTACACATTGCTCTACGGTCTTCTTTGTTTAGTTTCATAGTTCTTCATTTGTATAATATTCTAAAACTTCATAGTGAGACATGTGCCCACAATTACCACACTCAAGTTTATCACAAGAAACATGTTGTACTGATAATGACTCATAAGCACATAAGTCACACTTAATTAAAGCAGATACCCATCCTATTTCTTGTTCTTCTTTCATTGTTCTTGTTGTTTAAAGGTTTTACATTTCGTGTTTAGATATGTGGCAATTTTTACCCCTTATCCTTTATAATGTTGTTTTAATCCATCTTTTTGTGAAAAAATCACAATTTATGCTGGTTTTAACCTACATAATCGGTAAATAACCGGTTAAATATGCTAAAAATTACATTTTAATCTCATTTTCAACAATTTTAAATACTTCATGAGCTTCTAATTCAGCCCATGTAATTATTTCTTCTTCATCTGTATGCATTTCAAATGATAAGTGCATAAGTTCATGCATAATATGACCAAATGTAGTTACATCATCTTTACATCTAGTAAGATTAATATATATAAACATTGGATCTCCTTTTTGATAGTCTTTATTTGCTTTAGGTACATAATTACACCATCCTGCTATATAGGAACTATCCGGAGTATTGTGATGAACTTCACATTCTGCAAGGGATAAACCATGCATTTCTTCTACATTAAAATAAGTAAATACTTCACATGGATTATAACTTAATAAAAGTATATAAGCTCCTCTAATTATTGTAATCATTCTTTCTTGTTTCTTTGTAATCAATAATAAATCCAATTGCTACAATTATATTCATACCAAAGGACATGAGTATTTCATGTATGTCTTTATAAACATTTATACTGAGATGTACATGACCCACCATCCAAAAAGGTATGGACAAGTTTTGGCTTATCCATACCAATGTGTATTTAATAAAGTGGCTAATCCCCTTCTTCATTATTCACCTTTTGTAGCCCTTCTGATTTTACCTTTCCTGAGTTCCTCTTCCCAATATTCTCTGACTTGTGCAGCCTTTGTAATCTCTCTTGGATTTTCTTGTTTAACTCTGAAAAGTCTAATTTTCTCTTGTTCTCTTTCATACTCTTCCCAATTATAGATTTCTAATTCTTTCATACGAGCCATGTCTGAAATGGTCATTTCTTCTGGAACCTGACCGTCATTCTCATACATAACACGCATGTATATTTCTTTCATTCTTCCCATAGCTTAATTGCTTTTTTAAGTAAGTTTTTAATTGTAACATCTATCTTGGCATCTCCAACAAGATTACCATATGCTTTTATTTTCTTATACAAAGCTCTATCAAGTGAAACTACTACAGTAGTACCTCTATGTTGTTTAGAACCAGCATATGGAAAATCATATGGAAACTTTTGGATATACTCACAGGCATTAGCTGCAAAACTTATATCATTATAATTAAGTAAAGTATAAGCATGTCTTTTTGCTATTCTAATAGATGAACCATCCATTCCAAATATATCAGCAATAAAAGTTGAGCTCTTACCATACTTATAATGTAATATGCCTATAAGATAGTTTCTTCTGTCAAGATACATTCTTTCTCTTTTCTTAGCTGCACTCTTATTTTGCACAGCAAGAACTTCACATTCTTTTAGAATGTCTTCTATTGTATAATCTGCCATAAAACTATATTAATTCTAAATCAGCCTCTAAGACTTCTTCTTTTTCTTCTTCAAGTTGAAGTATTCTAGTATCAAGTGGAATAAATCTTTCAGCATCATAGTATTCATATGGAAAACAATCAGCAGACATCTGTACTTCTTTAAGTAGTACACCATATCTACCATCTTGTAATCCCATCTTTACTATTTTAATAATAGTGTAAGTTTCACCCTCTTTTACCCATTGTTCAATAGGTACTTTAGCTGGTTTATTACTGCTATCAATGCATATCGCCTTCATAAGGTTCTATTTTTACTTTTAGACCCACTCCTTGAAGAAAATCAGCCATTGTATCTATTTGAGCCCAACAACCATGTTTAATAGTACACTGACCAGCAAGATCAGCAACCAATGCACATTGTTCTGCTTGTTGTGGTTCATGACCGCAGTATTTAATTAAGCATGCCATCACATATGCAAAACTATGTGTATCATCATTATACAGTATAAGTCTGTGATCTTCTGGTAGTTCCATTTTGCTAATTTAACTTTAAATCATAATTTCTCCAAACTATTTTGTCTTGATCAAATCCCTCAAGAGCCTCTTTAACCCATTTTTCATCTACTGTACCCTTATAACACAGTATATGTACAATAGCTTTCTCATCTGGATTAAGTCTGAGCAATCTACCAATTCTCTGCGCTGCTTTTCTTTCATTACCATACGCATGCATGATAATGCCTTGTCTCAAGTTGGGTATGTTAATACCCTCATTTAACTGCAGTACACAGGATAGTTTGTTTATTTTACCATCTTTAAATAACAATAAGTTATCTTCAGAATCTTTATTACCACTATGGTAACTAAATCTGCAGAGTCTATCAGCCTGTTCTTGAGTATTAGCAAAGACAATACACTTAGAGTTAATACTTTCCATTAACTTCTTAGTATACTTCTCCTTAGACTTATACTCCATCATAGCTTTCATACGCATAACTCTGAGCATCTGAGCAGGACCTTGACCTAAATCTATTCTATTGCCCCAGTATCTATAATTATCATACTCTGAAGTAATAAAAGACCTGGTTTTCATCTGAACTTGATAATTCTTACACTTATCTAATTCAAGCTCATGTACAATGATTTGGTAGTCATTAATAATACCATTCTCAATTGCATCATCAGCTTTAAATGTATAAGCTACAGGACAGAATTGACCAACCATCATTCCTTTCTCAGAACTTCTGTGTTTAGGTGGAGTCCCAGTTAAACCCAGAATTCCACCTTTATACACATCAAGGAACACCTTATGAGAATCAAGAAGTGAATGACATTCATCTAAATACACATAATCATATGCATTAGGGTCTCTCTTTGGTAATCCAATATAAGTAGAGAAAGTAATTCTCTCTAACAAATCTTGTTTACCAAATTTCACAGCATCATCAGACCAAGACTGAAAGATAGATTTCTTTGGAGCAACCACTAATACATTTTGCATAGCATTAGTATTTCTCTCTATATGCAATAGGCCAACAAGGGTCTTACCGACCCCTGTGCCTAATACTACGGAACATCTCCGTCTCCCTTCTGTTGCTTTTAATGCTTGTTCTTGAATCTCTTCTCTTTCCATTATTTAGTTAA